TTTCACCCCAAAAAACCAAAGGGCCAACTTATTAGGTACGCCTGAATGGTCATGGGGATGGTTCGGCGCTCGTCCGACTAAATCAGGCGTAGCAGTGAACGGTGAAACCGCTTTAGCGCACGCCGGAGTTTTTACCTGTGCAAAAATCCTGTCTGAATCAATTGCATCGCTTCCGGTCGGCCTGTACACGTCTGACAATGGCCAAATACTGCAATTGACCGGCGACATTCGCAACTACCTGATTTCACAGGAGCCGCACGACCTTTACACGTCTTACGATTTTCGCGCTACTGCAATGGTCCACCTTGCCCTGCATGGTAATTTCTATGCAGACATCATCAGGGATGGCAACCGTAGGCCTAAAGCGCTCCGCATTATCGAAAATCCTAACTGGGTAATTCCTGAACTCGATTTGAACGGTAACCTTTGGTATCGTGTGTACGACTACAAAGTGAACGGGCAAATGCGTGAACGTGAAACACCTGTCAGACCGCGTGACATTATCCACATAAAGGGGATGTCAACCGATGGACTTGTCGGAAAGTCACCTATCAGTATATTCCGCGAAAACATCGGACTTGGTATTGCCACAACTGAAACGCAGGCGGCGCTTTGGAAGAACGGCGCGTTTATGTCAGGCTACATAAAGCACCCAGGTAAATTGTCGCCCGATCAACAGCAGAATCTTTCACAGGCATGGCAAGCACGATATACCGGCCGCGAAAATGCCGGAAAAACACCTATCCTTGACGGCGGCCTTGAATTCGTGCCATTAATGATGAAACCGGCGGATGCTCTGTTCATCGAAACCGCGAAACTTTCACTTCAGGACATTTTCAGGATTTACCGGATTCCGATGCACATGGGCGGACTGTTAGACCGTGCCACCAACAACAACATCGAGCATCAGTCGCTTGAATTCGTGCGTGACACGCTTCGCCCTATCCTGAAGAATTGGGAAAACGAACTTGACCGAAAGCTACTTTTTGAGAACGAAAAAATGCGGCTGTTTTTCCGTTTCAATGTGGATGCAATGCTGAGGGGCGACACGCAAAGCCGTGCGGAATACTATCAGCGTGCGCTTGGCTCTGTCAGTTCGCCCGGATGGATGACACCTAACGAGGTTCGTGTACTTGAAAACTTGAATCCAATTGCAGATGCAGATACAATCTACAATCCTGCAATGAACAATATCACGCCGGACGTAGCGCCGGATAACTCCACAGACGCAAATGCAACAACAGGAACAGCGCAAACAGGCGAATAATACCGAACTGCGTTCATGTGTGGGCGCTATTGAGTTAAGGCAATCTGAAACCGGAAAAGATACCGTTTTTGGATATGCCTTGAAATTTGGCGTGCCTTATGATATGGGTTGGTTCACAGAAGAAATACAGCGCGGCGCTTTAGATGGCGCTGACTTGTCAGATGTGCGGATACTCTTCAATCACGACCAAAATTTGATTTTAGGGCGCACGAAAGCCGGAACCGCAAAAGTAGGCATTGATGAAGTCGGAATGTGGTACATGGCCGAACTCCCTGACAGCCCGACCGGCCAAAACGTAAAAGAAGCATTGAGGCGCGGCGACGTTGACCAAAGTTCCTGGGCCTTCTCAATTTCAGCAGACGAATCAGGCCGCTCCAAAGGTGACAAGTGGATGAACAAGGACGGCAAGGATTACCGCGTCATTACTTCCGTTCGCGCTGTTTATGACGCATCACCCGTAACCTATCCGGCCAATCCTGATACAACAGCCGCGAAACGGTCTAAAGAAATCAGGGGCGAAGATTACGGCGAAGAGATGGAGCCGAAAGCGGAAATGATTGATGTGCTGACTGAGTTAATCGGCGAACTGAATGAGATGGTAGGAAAGTACAAAGAGTGTGCCGACAAACTGACAATGATAGCGTCCGTTAATCCTGAACTATCCGAAATTGCCACAGATACGGCGGCAATGGTGGTACAAAAGCATGATGACGCTGTTTCATTCATCAATGAAGTCGCAGCGACAATTACAAGAGTAAACACGCCGGACGTTCAAACGAACAGCGTAAAAATACAACTTGCAAACCTCCGCGCTCTTGATGCACAAATTGAGGCGGAAATTTTCAAATTCAAAATCACCAAAAATGGTAACAGGGATTCAAAAAATCTTTGACAAACGCGCGGAGGAATGGGAGGCGTACAAATCCATACTCGAACGCGCAAATGAAGAAGGGCGCACGCTGAATGCTGATGAAATCGCAAAGCGTGAAAAGCTGCTTTCATCTGTAAATTCATACACTCAGCACATTGAGGAATATGAAAGACAGGAAAAGACAGAGGCCGAACTTGCGGCAAATTATTTCAACAAGCGCGAAAAGTCAGCCGGAAAATCCGACAATGGCGAAGAAAACGCATATCGCAGCGCCTTCATGCAGGTAATGCGTTCAGGTGTTCGCGATCTCGACAAGGAGCAACGCGCACTCATTGAAAAGCGCGGAACAAACACGCAAATCGTCGGAACGGACAGCCTCGGCGGTTATTTGGTTCCTGATGAATGGATGCCCGGCATTGAATCATACCTGAAGGACTATTCGGGTATTTACGAAGCCGCAACCATCAAACGCAGCCCGACCGGAGCGTCACAGTATTACGCTGTGAACGACGACACATCAACCATCGCTGTGCAGGTTGGTGAGGCTTCCACATTCACGGTTCAGGACTTCACGTTCTCTCAGGTGCAGATGGACGCATACAAGTTCGGTACGGTCGTGAAAGAATCTTACGAAATTCTTCAGGACAATGATTACCAACTTGAGGCTTGGTTTCAGGAGCAGTTCGGCGCACGTTTTGGCCGCGCAATCAACAACAAATGCACGATCGGCAACGGCTCCGCAACACCGAATGGCGTTGTCACCGCTTCAACGCTCGGCAAAACAGCCGCATCTGCAACCGCATTCACATACCTAGAACTTCTTGACCTGAAGCACTCCATTGACCCTGCATACCGCCGTTCTCCGAAGTTCGGTTTCATGATGAACGACGCTGTTCTGCTGGCTGTTAAAAAACTGGTTGACAGTCAGAACCGTCCGTTGTGGTTGCCTTCATACGTTCAAGGAGCGCCGGACACTATTGACGGAACGCGCTACTGGATTAACCAAGATATGGATTCATCCATCAACGCATCCTCAAAACTGATTCTCGCCGGCGATTTCAGCAAGTACTACATCCGCATTTCAGGCGGTATGCAGGTGAAGCGCCTTGACGAACTGTTCGCGATGGATGGCGTGGTTGGATGGCAGGCATGGATGCGCTTCGACGGCGAATGCGTGAACACGTCTGCGATCAAACACCTTATAACTGCCGCATCCTAATGAAAATCAGGATTCTTCAGTCAATTACAGGCAATGACCCAGCTAACGGACAGTTGTTCAGTTATGGCCCAGATGCTGAAGTTGAGGCATCGGAAGCGCTTGCAAAGGACTTGGTTCGTGCGGGATATGCAATTGTTATTGAAACGAAAGCAGAACGCGCTACATCGCCAACAGTCAACAAGGAAATCAGACGAAAATGACCAATGACGCACAGGAATTAGATTTGCGCCCCGGTTACGTGGCAATGAAGTGGTATCGTTCGCGGACAATACCTTTCACCGTGACCGCCGTAGATTCAACCGGAACAGCAATTAACCTGACAGGTGCATCCGCATCAATGCAGATCAAAAACGCGTCCGGCACTGTGCTAATGACACTTTCAACCGCTACTTCTCAGGGCATTGTACTGACTAACGCAGCTTCCGGTGTGATGACTATCTCGCCGGAAGCAGTCGGTACAAGCGTACTGCCTTTGGACAATGTACTTTCGATGGACTTGAAGGTAACACTTGCCACAGGCGTAGTATATGTGTTTTTTCGCGGGCATATCACGTTAATTGATAAAATCACGGCATAATGTCAGATATTCAAGTAACGCTTTCGCCCGCAAATATTACCGTTCAATTTCCTGTCAGTCAGCCCGGCGCGGGAGTTCCTGAAGGCGGAACGGCGGGGCAAATTGTGGTAAAAGATTCATCGGTTGATTTCGACACGTCATGGCGAACTTTGGCGCAATTCCTGAATAATTACAGCCACACCATGCCCGAATACGACAGCGATGAATCAGCGGTTTCCGGCGGCCTGTCCGTTGGTGACTTCTACATAACATCAGCAAATCACGTTGCACTCCCTGGAGGGGTGCTAAAACGACTACAATAACACACACCATGAAACGGAGGCTTTTACTTTTCTTTCTTCTTGTCAGTTCGCTTGTGACGGCGCAGAACAATATATATCGTTCCGGCGGCATCACGCAGACGGTAGGCGCTCCTACATTCACGCCCGGCGCATCCGGCAACATCGTTGCAATTGATACGGTTACGGGTGAATGGTACGTCAATCCAAACCGCCTTTCAGATTCTTCATGGATTTCAGCAGGTTACCGACTGACAAATATTTCCGGTTCCGTACCACCTGCCTACACACCAACAGCGCACCAATCACACTTTGTCGTCAATGCTGCCAATCAGCTGTATTATTGGAATGGTTCCGCGTGGCAGAGTGTTGGCGGCGGCGGTGGCTCCACAGATGCACTACGTTTAAAATTTATCGTAGTTAACAAGTCCGGCGGCACAATAAATAAGGGCGAAGTTGTGTACGTTTCAGGCGCTCAGGGCAATCGGGTCGCTGTAAAAAAGGCGCTCGCATCGCAAGATAGCCTAAGCGCGAATACGCTTGGCGTGATGGATGAAACGGTTGCAAATAACGGCGAAGGGTACTGCGTTGCCGAGGGACTTGTTTCAGGCATCAACACATCCGCATTCACCGAAGGCGCGGCGCTGTACCTGTCACCGACAACGGCAGGAGGCATAACACAAACCAAAACCACAGCGCCCGATCATTTGGTTTTAATCGGTTACTGCGTAAAATCAAACGCCGGAAGCGGTGAAATATCCGTGCATATCCAAAATGGTTACGAATTAGGCGAACTGCATGACGTGTATGTACCATCACCAACCAACGGACAGGTATTAACCTACAACACCACCAATACACGATGGCAGGCCGCAACGGTCGCAGACCAAAGCGCAACGAACGAACTGCAAACAATAGACACATTTTCCCTGTCAGGTCAGACGCTATCTGCGTCACTATCATCAGACGCACAGCCCGCTAAAAC